CTCAAACCTTTTCTTACATTATTTTTATGTACTACACAAATCGAAACGAACTCCAAAGATAAAGGACAGTATCCTTCTTCCATAGCCACTCCTTTGATATTCACTAACACTTGCCACGGGTGCTTCTCAGCATCCTCGGATGTTATTGAATAATTAGGGATTAGCTTAAAAGAAAAATTCTTTTTGCAAGCAGGGGCATGATACGCACCCAGCGTTGCTTCCTTACTCCTTTTCATTCTCTTATCTACAATACAAACACTGACACCACCACGGCAGTTATCCGGGAGATTCCACTCCCCAGACACTACCAAACCAGCTAAGCACACATACCCATTCTTAACTAACTTAACACCTTTAAGTAAATCTACATCAGAAAGACTATCATTCTTAACAGCCATAATCTTGTCCACAGTCGATATTCTAACACTCTTGACCTTAGTCATGAATGCCGGAAGTATCTCATCCTGTTTCGAAAGATCAATGAACTCGCTAATTTTGACAGTATCTCTGAGACTAACAGCCATTTAAAAACAAAGTTCTAAATAAAAATTTATCACACAAAAATTTGTTAACACAATTAAAAGCAAACGAACCATCAATCGCGGTTTTATGAACCTCCTTGATAGCTGCGTTCAGCTGCGGAAAGTAAGCACAGTTTCCGAGCGAACAAGCAACATCACACAAAGACACCCTTAACTCTTCTAAGTGGTCATAATCCTTGATATGTTTTGCCCCAAGTTTGGAGATCAACTTCAAAGGATCATAATACACTATTGCTCCCTTATCATGGTGTATGATGTATCTACCACAAAAGTAACCGTACCTCTTTCTATACAGTTTGGCCTCAAAGTTCCACATGAGATTAGCACATGACTGAATGTCAGGGAAATCCAAACCCTTCGGAAAATACAAAACGGAATCGTCTCCGCAAAAAGCACCTTTTATGACCTTTTCCATCGGTAACATTGAACCCAAGCAAGCTGCTATTATAACAGTATTGCCGATGAAAGTAGTCACATCACCGCTTTTCCTTTGATACCACAGACATGTCTTGATTCCAGCAATGTAATCCTTCAAAGTTGTTTTCCTGTGCCCTTGTTTCCACACTTCGGCCAAAAACTCGTTGAGACCCAATCTTTTCCATATTTCATACTCTACAGCACAATGAAACTCGTTCTGTGACTTATCATACTTAGAAATATCCAGTTCCAACACATCCATAGGAACGTACGAGTCGAGATCCGAGAAAAATTCTTGAATCTGTTCTGGAGTTTTCCTAGTAAAGAAAAGAAACTTCTGAGAATCAACTGCCTCGAGCAGCAACCTTGTAAGCTCTGAGAAAACCGGGCCAAAAATACCGTTGATCTGCTTCGAATGGTAGACAATTGTTTGCAGAGCAGGGTATTCATTCTGAATTGAAAGGTCCAATTTCTGTTTTGGTTGAGCCTTGATCATGTGCTTGTACTGATCGATGGCCGGCAGATCTACAAAATTGTAGTTAGCCAACTGTCCAATAGTACTTCTTTCCTGTTTTCCCAACCATCTCATCATTGAATCCTTCGTCATCACTCCAGCGATATTTTTTGTGTATTTTTCTTTTTTAATAAAATAGCTATCAAAAAACTTATCTACTACAACAGATGCGGTGCTCTCAATGTCAATCGTCCCCGTCAGGTCTGGTGCGTTAAAATTTCTTTTAATCATCGCAACCAGATTTTCGAGTAGTCCTGCAGCCCTTGGCGGTTCCGCCGCGGTACGCAAAACTGGCTCTAGACATGGTTTCACCTCCTTTGGCATCGGAATACTTTTGGAAAAATCAAGAACACAATCCTTCACATTAAGACTATTATCACGTAACCTCATGGTAACAGCATCATACTTGTTAAGTATAGTACTATTACCAGGGAGGCATACATCGTAATAGAACTGCAGATCTGGAAAGTCTCCTGATTTAGGTGTTGCCACAAAGAGATTATGACCTTTGAACACTACATCCATCTGTAATTGCTATTTACTACCTGCTTCTACCATATACATTTCTAAAAGGAAGGAGCTTAAAGAAGACAAATCACTAATTATCTGTACTAAAGGATCTAACACTACGGTGTAATATTTGAAGCTCTTTGTGTGTCTAGTCAGAGCGACTAGAACATGCGGGGAAGACTTGGAAATCAGAGTCAGTGGAGTTGCCGTCAATCTGACCAGCGACACATCTTCAAAGGTTTCTCCCTGGATCTCATGAACGGTGTTCACGTTCTTATAGCCCTTCTCCTCTAACTCAAATTTATCAGCCTGAGTGAAAGTTACAATTTTCCCTTTTAGTGGTTTGGAAACACTGTTTAGTACTCCCTTACCGCCTATCATCTCAGATGAGACCGATCGTTGCACAGTTGAAGTGGTTGACACCGCTCCTTCGTACTTCGATTGTAGGAAAAAATTCACATCACCTGGGCATCTCAGTGTGGTCCT